GGGTAGTTGTCGTGAGAACTCCTACCGATGAAGTCCAGTTCGTTTAGTAGATGTTCAAAACCTACAAAAGTTTGTGGTGGAAATAAAGTTTTAGTCATAGTTTTCTCCTATTAAATAGCAAGTTAAATGGATACCCGACCTATTCGGCATATCCGACTGTATTTATACAAATCAGTATCTTAAAAGCAAACTAATTTAGAAATAAATACTTGGGTCTGGATCCCCTTCGACCCCGAAGGAAAAACTGACCCGACTGTCGTGGGGTATCACTTGATGGTGAGTCCCACGAGGCAACCATACATAGTCGCCTGGATTGAACCAGAATGGTTCATCGTTATTATGACCCTCCACTCGCATTTCAACGGATGCCAGAACTTGTACTAAAAACACGTCCATGGTATCACAATGCCAAGGGTAAGAGTCAGAATTCTTTCCAATGCCAGTAAAGGCAATGTTTGTAATTTTGTTTCCGTGCAGGGAAAATACATCCTGCATCTCTTGCTCGATATCACGAGCAAACTGTGGAGCAGACGGTCTATCATGAAAACAGTTAAGACCTATCCTAAATTTTTTACTGTTGGAATCAACCAACTTATCTGGATGAGTGTTGAGTAAATCTATATGCTTATTCCAGTCATATACATCTTTTACATCAAGGGGGAGTTTACCAAAGAAAGGTTTCTTCTCTGATATCTCTTCATCTTTATTATCAAATATACCAAACATATTTACTGAACCCAACAAACAGGATAGACACACCAATAAGGATTAAAGACACCTAACATCCATGCAATAAGGATCCATAACGGAATCTTTACCCAAAGTTTATTCTTAGACCATTCTCTAAACTTAATAGCATAAGGTGCTAACTTTTCAAATATCCACTGACTCATTTATTACCTATATTATATTTAGGACATAGTTCCCATTGATCCTTATCTTTGAAACCAATGATCTTGATAGTCCTCATAGGTGCACATTCTTTTGCAACTTCTTTATTCTGGATCTCCACGAGTCCCCAGTCTTGTAGTAGTGTTGCGATTGTGTTCCTACGTTGTACATCACCGTCTTCGAGATTAGACTTCTTACCGTCTAACATGAAGAGTTCTTTGAAGTGTACAATGAAGTATCGACCTTGCTTGTGTAGAATATGACAAGACTGAAATAGTTTGTTGTCACGTCTACTGGCAATACCAATACGAGTTAATGTTTCTTTTACTTTGAGGAAGTCATCTGGTTCTGCGAGAGTAACCTCAAGCATCAACCCCGAATTCCATTCCACGATATTATTTTCTTCCACCTTTGTCCACCTTATTAATTATTATGTTAAGTTGATCAGTGGAGAGTAGTGGCATAACTTGGCGTGCTTTATCCATGCTGTAACCATAATACTCTTTCACCTTCTCAATATTATTTTCCAAATCAGATTTAATCCATTTAGAGAAACGTTTTCGTTTCCTAACTATATTTATAAGAAATTGATATTGTAACTTAGCATCAAGGTGGTGATACTTATTCATCTCATTTGCGATTGCAACAGTATCGGGAAAGTAAGAAAGACTACGATTAACCACGAATGGTACGTACTGCTTCTCAGTGTCTGGATCCTCCATAAGATCTTTCTTGGTCATATTAATAGAATTCAGAAAGTCGAATGGAGATAGTTTTTTCACAGTTGACATAATGTAACACCAGATTTTTGTAGAAATACGATACCATCATCGCATCTCAAATGTTTAGTTTTATAATATACTTTACTTATACCACTCTGATAGATTAGTTTAGCACAATCTAAACAGGGTGCTGTAGTAGTATATATGGTAGCATTATAACATGATTCCGAGGACATTGCAACCTTTGTGATTGCATTAGATTCCGCATGAATCACTGTATCATATGTTACCAGATCATTTTTCTTCTCATCGAAATGTTCGCACTTGTTGTCCCATCCTGCGGGTTGTCCATTGTAACCAATAGAAATAATTCTATGATCTTTTACAATGACGCAACCAACCTTGAGTCTTTTGGCATGAGAAAGATTGGCATAGTTCATTGCCGTTCTCATGTGTGCGAAGTCCCACTTGGTAGGTTTATTCCTCTTTAATGAAAATACCATCTACCATCTTTCCTTTTCGATCTTTAATATCAGCATAGGCAACTGCGAGACAATGCTCCAGAGGTAACCCATTACGTTTTGCAATGTTGATCAGCACTACCATGATGTCACCGATATCATCTGCTACGTCACGTTCTTTACATACGTTATCAGATAACTCACCAACCTCTTGGATCAACTTACATACTTGATCCTTATCAGTAGCACCATCGATCAGATTACGATCTTCGTGCCAACGTTCTACTTGTGCTATAAGACGGACGATATTTGGTTCTCCCATCCTATCTAACAATGCTTTCTTAGATGCAGTTGTCACCTCAAGGTTGTCGAATAGTTCTTTCTGGTTCATTATTTCACCTCTACGTTTGCCATGATCTCTGTCATACAGGCAACTAAGTTAAGTTCGTGATCTGCCACGAACGCATTTTTATATTGATAATCTGCGAGAATCAATACAAGTTGTGGGATAGAAGCAGGTGCAACATATTCATTCATGGCATCATATATACCACGGAAGATAGACGCAGGTTCCATATCCATATTCTCCACTACCCATCCACGCATCTTCTTGAAGTCTTTTCCCTTCACTGCTTTGAATAGGACACTATAGTTATCATTAACGTCACTAATGATACATCTAAGATTCAGAGTACCACCAATAGAATGACGTTGCAACTCATTGAGTACACGTCTCCAGTCGGGGGCATGTTTCATGATCAACTGTGCAAGTGTGTCTTTGTTATACTCAACACCCTCACCCTTCAGTATCTCATCCGCACGGGACATAAACTGTCCACACAATCCTGCCATAACTTTCTTAGAGAAGTTAAACTCGTAATTAGAACAACGAGAGTGTAGGGGTTCGATCACTTTGTTCTTGAAGTTACATGTCAGAATAAACCGACAGTTCTTACTGAACTCTTCGATGAAACCACGCAGTGCGGGTTGAGTTGATTGGGGATTAAGGTAGTCTGCTTCGTCAAGGATTACTACCTTGTAACCGCCTGAGAGGGAGACGGACGAAGCAAACTGTTTGATCTTGCCACGAAGGGTATCAATGTTACCCTCTTCAGAACCGTTGATGACAATATAGTCAAGACCCAGTTCTTCGCACATGGCACGTGCGATTGTAGTTTTACCAGTACCTGCGGTACCAGAGAGTAGCATGTTAGGTAATTCCTTACCGTTAACTACTGCTTGAAATGTTTTCTTGAGACTATCGGGTAGGATAGTTTCGGATACTTTTTGGGGACGGTACTTTTCGACCCAGAGAAATTCGTCTCGCATAGATACTCCATAATATTAAAAGTGTTTCTTACAGTATACATTGTACACTATAAGAAACGTTTTGTCAATGTGTTTGTGTAGGTATTGTTCGACCAATACGACAGATAGTATTATCTGCTGTTACGTACACGAGGTTAGGTGTCACTACCCAGTTATCTTGTATACTTTCATATACACAAATAATGAGGTTATCACCTACTTCTGCCTTTCTTGCACCTGCTCCATTGACGGAGACGATGCCAGAACCCTCTGTTGCGAGGATGGCATAGGTTTCCCACCGTTCACCGTTAGTGACATTGTATACAAAAATATGTTCATACTCTTTTATACCTGCCGCTTTTAGTAGATCAGTATCAATAGCAATGCTACCATCATAATCTAACTCGGTTCGGGTTACGGAAACCCCATGTAATTTACCAGTAAGATACTGCTTCATTACATCACCTACCTACTGAGTATCGTTCTGTAACTGCTCCACGAGTTGAATACACTCGATAGATTGGTCACGCAACTGTCCAATAGTAGATAGTTCTTCTCCCTTGAACCCACCACGTTGTACAACTGTATCAATGACTGCTACAGTAGAACGTGCTACACGGTTTGCGAGATCTTGCAACACTGCCAGACGTTCGTCTGTTGCGGGTGCTTCTTTTTTTGCTTCTTGTTTTGACATGTTATTCTCCATAAGTTGATGCTTCAAGTGCGATAAAATATTCAATAGACGATTGCTTACTTGCAAAGTGTGAGATCCTCTTAGAAGATACACCCACCATGAAGTCCTCATTGACTATCTTTAGGTTATTAACGTTTATTACAAAGTTGAAATCAACTCCTTCATCATAAACTCCTTCTACAAAAGTGAAGAAACTATTAGACGTTGCATCGTCTTTGTCAACTACAGTTAACTTGACAGATCCACCACTCTTACCGTTTGGGGTAATCGAAATAAGATCATGACCAAGGACTGCACTTGCACGTTTCAATCTACTTAGTGTATCCGTATCTAAGGTAAACTGCACTTCTGGTTCTGGCATGATAACATCCTTTGTAGGGGACGATAGCATATCGATGTCAGAGAAGAAGTACTTATTACCACGTAAACCCGTGGAATCAGAGATCACCACGTGCTTGTCTTCGAACTTCAGAGATGGGTTGTCTACCAATCCCATGATGTTCAAAAATTCATGTAAGTCATAAATACCAAACTCATTGGGTATAGACTCATCCAGTGATGCTTTCGCAAGGATGTTCTTTGCCATTGAGATGGTCTTCAGTTCGTTGCCTTCACGGAACACAATATTACTATTAATGTTTGCGAAGTTTTTTAGTACTCCAAGAGTACGATCAGATAATTCCATAATAAATCTCTCTAGTTTTAGTTAATATACGGTTATTGTAACACAAAGTAATTGACATGTCAACCCCTATGCTACTTTTAATTTGGAGAAGTTTTTCTCCTTCACAAATTCTAACTTGCGTTGGAACTGTGCGTCTTCCAATTCTGCTTTGTGTGAGATAACAAACACGTTGGTCTCTTCTCCCAAACTATACAGGATCTTCATTAGATTGTCAACCCCATCATCATCCAGAGATGAATCAAAAGTTTCATCAAGTATGAGTAAGTTGGTTGCCACACTATTCTTCATCTTAGCAATCTGTCTCCACGTAAATAGTAGGGACAAATCGATACGTTGCTTCTCACCTTCAGAGAAAGAATCATAAGAGAAGTTGTCACGGAAACGTGAACGTATGGTCTCTTGGAAACTCTCATCCAGATCAAAGTGGACGAAGAAATCTAATATCTGTA